GAAATGCGGGGCGCATTTTGCGTTTAACCACCCAAAAAACTGGACCATGTATGACCAACTGGCCTGCCGACAAGGTTGAAAGACGTTCTGTTGAGAGTTTGGTTTTCTATGCCCGCAACAGCCGCACCCACAGCGATGAACAGGTTTCGCAAATCGCGGCAAGCATCAAGGAGTGGGGCTGGACAACGCCCGTTCTGATCGACCCCGAAGGCGGATTGATTGCAGGGCATGGGCGCATCCTGGCAGCGCAAAAGCTGGGCATTGCAGACGTGCCTTGCATGGTAGCCGAGGGATGGACGGACGCGCAAAAGCGGGCATACGTTATCGCGGACAACAAGCTGGCGTTAAACGCGGGCTGGGACGATGACCTGTTGAAACTCGAATTGGGCGAGTTGCAGGATTTTGACTTTGACCTGTCGCTGACGGGCTTTGACGACGACGAACTGTCTGCGCTGCTTGCAGAGGATGGCACCGAAGGCTTGACCGACGAGGACGCGGTGCCTGACGTGCCTGCGGTGCCTGTTACCGTTGAAGGCGATGTTTGGTTGCTGGGGCGGCATAGGCTGATGTGCGGGGATAGCACCAGCATTGACGCGGTGGACAAGCTGATGGATGGGGCCAGTGCAGACTTCTGCTTTACTTCGCCGCCATATGGGCAGCAGCGTGATTATAAGAAATCCATTGATGATTGGGACGCCATGATGAACGGCGTCTACTCCATTTTACCCGTTAAAGATGGCGCGCAGGTTCTTGTAAATTTGGGCTTAATTCACTCAAAAAAGGAATGGCAGCCATATTGGGAAAGCTGGGTCGATTTTATGCGGTCGGCTGGGTGGCTGAGGTTTGGCTTGTATGTGTGGGACCAAGGCGCGGGTATGATGGGCGACCATCAAGGCAGGCTTGCGCCAAGTTTTGAACTGATATTTCACTTCTGCAAAGAAAATAAACGCGCAAAAAAGACAGCAAAATCGAAACTCGCTGGAACCATAACTTCAAGCAAAGGCCAGCGCGGCAAAGACGGGACCATAAAAGAAAGAACTGGCGCAGGAAAGCCCATCCAAGACACGAAGGTTCGCGATGGAGTGATTAGAGTAAACAGGCAGCTTTCCATAGCAAAGGCTGGTGGGCATCCTGCGCCATTCCCTGTTGAATTGTGCCGCGAACTATCAATGCCTTGGGTTAAGCGTGAAGATATTTGTTATGAGCCATTCACAGGAAGCGGAACGCAAATAATCAACTGCGAACAGGAAGGATTTTTATTTCGTGGCATGGAACTTGCGCCTGAATACGTTGATGTCGCAGTAAAACGGTGGCAAAACTTCACAGGCCAGCAGGCAACACTTGAGGGCGACACCCGAACCTTCGCAGACATTGAGGCAGAGCGGTGCAAAGCCGCAGCCTAAGCGCGGTTGAGGCCATCACCAGCACAGCGATAGGCTTTGGCGTATCATTGGCGCTGACGTTCACAGTGCTGCCCGCGTTTGGTTACGCGGTAACAGCCCCCGATGCCTGGGGCATCACAGCAATTTACACAGTCGTTTCCGTAGCGCGGTCATACGCGGTGCGGCGGCTGTTCAACAAGTGACGGCGGGATGCTTTCACAAACCAAGGCGGGAAGCCGATGGCAAAAAAGAACAAAGGCGGCAGACCGCCATTCGAGTTGAGCGAAAAGGAATTTAGCAAAATCGTCGCGATGATCCGCATCCAATGCACACAAGACGAAATTTGCAGCGTTTATGGCGTCACAGACAAGACGCTCAACGTGGCCCTGAAAAAGATAGGCCAACCCGGTTTTTCCGACCTGTATAAAAAACATTCGTCCGAAGGAAACGCTTCACTGCGCAGGGCGCAATGGAAGGCGGCAACCGAAAAGCTGAACCCGACAATGCTGGTTTGGTGCGGCAAGCAATACTTGGGCCAAACGGACAAGATCGAGCAGGAAAACAAAAACACCGATATTGCAGATGCGCTCATTCACTTGGCTGACAACCTGCCAGGATGAGCCTGCAATTAGATCGGCAGGCAGCGCGTTGGTATCCGCTGATTGACATACCCGAACAACTACGCCTGAAAGACGAGGTTGTCAGGTTCAAGGTTGTGCCAGCAGGGCGGCGATCTGGCAAAACAGAACGGGCCAAAAGGTTTGTCGCCAAGCAGGCAATGAAGAACGCCGGGGAATTGTATTTCTGCGCAGCGCCGACACGCGATCAGGTGAAAAAGATATTCTGGGACGACATGAAGGCGCTGACCTTCTCAGCATCCCACGGCAAAAGGCCAAGCGAAAGCGACCTGAAAATATTCATGCCCAACGGCAGCGAAATCCACATGATCGGGCTGGACAAGCCACAGCGAATTGAAGGCATCCCGTGGACAGGCGGGGTGATTGACGAGATTGCAGACGTAAAAGAGGACGCTTGGCAGGCAAACATTCTGCCAGCACTAAACACAGTTTCGCCCCTGCGGCCTGACTATCGGGCGTGGTGCTGGCTGATCGGTGTTCCTGACGGCCTGAACCACTATTTTGACATGTACGAATACGCGCTAAACTCTGGCGATCCAGAATGGGCAGCGTATCACTGGAAGTCGTCTGAAATCCTGCCCCCTGATGTAATTGCATCGGCCAAGCGGGTGATGAGCAACAAGCAGTTTAAGCAGGAGTTTGAAGCCAGCTTTGAAACAGCATCGGGGCGGATTTACGAAGATTACAATGCGGCGAACCACACCGCAGAAACCATTGAACCGCATGAGCAGCTTTGCTGGATGCACGATCAGAACTTTACTCCGCTGTCGTCAGCGATTGGCGTAAAGCGCAAAGACAGCCTGTTTTTGCTGGATGAGATTGTTTTGACAAGCGCAGTATCCCGGCAGTCAGCCGTTGAGTTTGTCGAGCGGTACAAGGACCACCTGAATAAGCGGGTGGACATATACGGCGATCCGGCAGGCAGGGCGGGCGAAAAACACGGCCATGCGTCCGACTATACCGAAATTGAGGACGTTCTGAGAACCGCAGGCTGGTCATTCAGCCGCAAGGTTGCGCGGGCAGCACCCGCCATCAAGGACAGGCAGAACGCTGTTCGTGCCAAGATATGCAGCGCGACAGGCGAAAGAAGCCTGTTCGTTAACACAAGCAAAGCCCCAATGTGTCACAAGGGTCTGTCAACGGTGCAGCTTCAAAAAGGCAGCACTTTCCAAGAAGATCAGACAAACGACAGCCAGCACATCACAACTGCAATCGGCTACATGGTCCACCGCGAATGGCCCATTGACCGCAGCAGTATGACCGCAGGGCCATTGCCCTTCTGAGGTATTCCATGAGCGACACCGTAGCAAAAAGATCAGATACGGTTGCCGCGATGGTTGCCGCAACGGCGAAGGGGCGGGCCTTGATGGCTGGCACCAGCGCCATGCGGGCCGCAGGTGAACTGTATCTGCCAAGGTTCAAGGCCGAGGATGTTGTGGATTACAACGCCCGCCTTAATTCATCATGGCTGTTCAACGGCTTCAAAAAGACCGTAAAGGACATGACAGGCCGGGTATTCGACAAGTCCGTTGAGGTGACAGAAGCCCCGCAGCAAATCATGGATTGGGCCGAAAACATCGACATGCAGGGCCGTGACCTGAGTGTTTTCGCGGCTGACGTGTTCAAAGACGGCTTTGGCCCTGGCGTTTCTTACATCATGGTCGAAGCCCCGCGCAGGGAAGGCGAAACCACCCGCGCACAGGCAGCAGGCATGGGCTTGCGCCCCTATCTTGTGCACTTGCGCGTTGAGGACATTCTGGGCTGGAAAACGGCGCTTTATGAAAATGTCTTGGCGCTGTCACAGCTTCGGATTTTTGAGACGGTGCAAGAGCCTGATCTTGACGACGAGTTCAAGCAGTTGACCATTCAACAGGTGCGCGTTCTGGACCGGATGGATGATGGCGTTCAGGTTCGCATTTACCGCGAGACGAAAGACAAGAAATGGGTGCAGTTCGATGAGCCGTACATCACCGAAGCGCCAGAAATCACGGTTATTCCGTTTTACGCGCAGCGCACGGGCTTCTTCACAGGCGAACCT